CATCGCCAAAGAGGCTGACGAGTTCCGCTTGTGGCAACAAAAAATGGGGCGTAGTCAGTTCGGGTTAACAGATACCGCGTTCGTGGTATGTGATTCGTTCAAGCGCTTATGGCGAGAAGCACACCCCGCTATTGCAGGTTGGTGGCGCGAAGTGGAAGACGGTTGCAAGTACGCGATCCTGAACCCGGGCGAAACAATGACCGTTCGTCGGCTAAAGATACGTCGCGATGGCGCATGGCTCCGCGTGATGCTACCTTCTGGTAGGTACCTTTGCTATCCGCAACCGCGCATCGTCGATGACAAAATAACGTACATGGGTATCAACCAGTACTCGCGCAAATGGCAACGCCTTAGCACCTACGGCGGTAAAATTGTGGAGAACGTAACCCAAGGCTGCGCGCGTGATGTGCTCGCGTACTCCATGCCATTGATCGAGGATGCGGGTTACGAAATCGTTTTAACGGTGCACGATGAGATTATCGCCGAAGCTCCGGACACCGAAGACTTTAACCACGAGCACCTGGCTTCATTGATGGCGACCCCGCCGGAATGGGCATTGGACTTACCGCTTGCAGCCGCAGGCTTTGAAACTTACCGATACAGGAAAGAATAAAAATGAAAGAACTAGCCCGGTATATCCCAGATCTTTGTCTGACTGGTGTTGTGATATCGCTTATCTGCACGAATCATTTTGACTATTTAGTATGGGCAATACTTATTGCGATAGTGTTGCTATGAAAGCACTCTATTACTGCTACATCTTTAAGTATTGCCGCAAAGAGAACCGCGACTCGTGGGGTATTTGGAAAATGCAAGCCGGGCTTTGCGTTATCATTTGGCTGCAAACTTTTAACCTAATTTTAGCTATTACGAGGCCTTTCCTATGCCAGTAGGTCGCCCTCCTAAACTCGTTCGGGAATCATCTGTCGAGGCGTACCTTGTCAAGCGTTGCAAACAAATAGGCGCGCTGTGTGAAAAATTCGCATCGCCCAATCGTCGCAACGTACCGGATCGCCTTGTTACCTTTTGGGGTACGTACTTCCTCGAAATGAAACGCCCCGGCAAAGAAGCCAGCGAAGCCCAAGCGCGTGACCACAAACGCCGTAGGGCATTAGGCGCAGACGTTCGGGTAATAGACACCCACGCAAAGGTTGACGCGTTTATCGCTGAGCTATTAGTGAAAGACGAAACCCAAACGATTGGCGTAGCAGGACCTTGGGAATTTTCAATCATCGAAGCCGCAGAGACGTTAGCGCAAGCCCAACGTAGAGCCTTACATAAATAACGGAAAATAATCATGCGCAAACCCAAACAGCACGACTTAAAAGTACTGCCTTATTTCTTCACCCATTTAGTACTCGGCGTTAAGCCTTTTGAAATTAGAAAAAACGATAGGGATTTTAAAGTAGGGGATATATTACTTTTGCGTGAGTGGCACAACGGCCGGTACTCAGGTTCCGAACTCGCGCGTGAGGTAACTTTTATAACCGATTTTGAGCAAAAGCCCGGTTACGTTGTAATGGGGTTAGCGTAATGGCCCTCGATTTTAGACCTCACGGGTACCAAACCCTTATCATCGCGTTCATCATTGCTACTAAGCGTTGCGCTATCTGGGCAGGCATGGGGCTGGGCAAAACGTCCAGTACATTAACCGCGCTTGAAGATCTATCGCTTACGGAAAACGTGTACCCCGTGTTGGTGCTTGCACCTTTGCGTGTTGCCCGTACCACATGGCCTGACGAGGTGCGCAAGTGGAACCACTTGAAGCACTTGCAAGTCGTGGCAATTGTGGGCAGTGAGCCGGAACGCAAAGCAGCACTACGCTGCAAGGTTCAGATCTACACCACCAACTACGAGCAGTTGCCTTGGCTGGTTGAAACGCTCGGCGACAAGTGGCCGTTTCGTACGGTGGTCGTGGATGAGGCCACCAAGCTCAAGGGCTTTAGGCTTCGCCAAGGCACGCAGCGCGCTAAGGCACTGGCACGCGTGGCGCACACTCGTGTAAAACGCATCATTGAATTGACCGGTACGCCCAGCCCTAACGGGTTGCAGGATCTGTGGGGTCAAATGTGGTTCATCGATATCGGGCAACGCTTGGGTAAAACGTTCCAAGCCTTTAAGGATCGTTGGTTCGTCCGCTCCTACGACGGGTTCGGCATGGACGCACGTGACGAAGCCCAATCGCAAATACAGGAAGCGCTTAGCGATGTGTGTTTAACCATTGATGCCGCTGACTGGTTCGATTTGAAAGACCCCATTATCAATAAAATTTTTGTTCAACTACCGCCCAAAGCGAAACAGCTTTACGCGGATATGGAAAAGAAAATGTTTATGGAATTGGAAGGCGGCCAAGAAATCGAAGCGCTCAACGCGGCGGCGAAAACCGTTAAGTGTTTGCAGATTGCGAACGGTGCGGCCTACCTCGAAGGCGGTTCGGAGTGGCGCGCTATCCACGACGCGAAGCTCGACGCGCTTGAAGAAATTGTGGAGGAAGCCATGGGCATGCCCGTACTGGTTGCCTACAATTTCAAAAGCGATTTAGCCAGGTTAAAGGCGCGCTTCCCCCAAGGCGTTCAGCTTGGTTCGAACCCGCAAATTATTGAAGACTGGAACGCGGGCAAGATCCCGATATTGTTTGCCCATCCTGCCAGTGCAGGCCACGGTTTGAACTTGCAATACGGTAGCAACATACTGGCGTTCTTTGCGGTGGACTGGAACTTGGAGAACCACCAGCAAATTATTGAACGTATCGGGCCTGTGCGCCAAATGCAAGCAGGGCTCAACCGCCCTGTGTTCCTGCATTTCATACTGGCACAGGATACCGTGGACGAACTGGTGCTAGATCGTTTGCAAACCAAACGAGAAGTGCAAGACATCTTACTGGCCGCGATGAAAAACAAAGGCTATAACACAGAGCATTTGGCGGAAGCCGTTTAACCCTAACCCCTAACGAGTAAAGCAACATGACAAATGGATTCATAGCAGGCGACGACGTAAAACGCATGACACCGCACGGTATCTTGGTACAAGGTGAGGTGTACCGAGTGCTCGATACTAACGGCAAGTACTTGTCGTTCACGATAGACGGCTGCACGGTTAACGCACTGGCCGAAGGGTTTGAACTGATGCCTCCTTCAATACCGGAAGCCATACACGCCTACGGCTGGGTAGGCGATCATGGTGTGAAAGAGGAATTCAAAGGTATAGATTCCGCGTTCGACAGTTCTAAGGGCGTAACTTTTACCGCGACGGAAATTGAGAAAGCCAAGGCTGCGGACGAAATGCTAACTCGGACAGAGCAAGAAATGCGGGCACAGATACCCGAGCCAACGAATTTCACTGGTTTCGATCTTGCGGAGGGTATGGACGAAACTGCGTGGATTGAGATGATAGCTAAGGAGCCTAACGCTTTATTAGCGGACCTACCCTTTATAGAAAACCTACCCTTTATAGAAAACAAAGACGAAGCGCCTACGTACACTCGCAAAGGTTTGCCCCGCGCGTACTTTGAAGTTAGTTCAAAATTAGATCTAGAAAAGTTTGGCTACGGCAGTGCGCAGTTCGAGTTCAAAGAAGCGGAGCCGACTGCGGGTATTGAAGCCACCTTAAACGAACGCGGGAATCGCTACGGCGATTTCAAAGACCACGCACGTATCGCCCAAGCTATCCAAGCCGCAATGCGCAACCACCGGGTAGAAGTAGGTGACGAGTACGGCAACTCCATACGCGCACGCGCTTGGGACGTAAAACTGGATGACACGCAACGCCAAGCGTTAACGGTAATAGCGGATAAGATAGCGAGGATTCTTAACGGGGACCCGAACTACGCGGACAACTGGCACGACATACAAGGGTACGCGAAGTTGGTAGAGGATCGTATCAACCCTTCGAGTTAAACGTTTCGGTTTGCATCTTGCCCCTGAACCAGCTAGCCACGCCAAGGATGGCGCCTAGCATCATCCAAACTGATTCTGGCACAGCAGGGACCGGCACCTTAGCCAGGGGTAAAACGAAGTACACACCGAACACCATAGTACCCGCAACGAACCCGATGAAAGGGCGCCACGAATACGAGGGCCAATGCTCACTAGCCGCTTCGGCTTGTATCGTTTTGTTAACATCACTGATAGCTTGCGCTGCAGCTTGGATTTCCGCTTTCGCTTGATCCGTTACCAACTCTTGCAACTTAACTTTTTGATCGGCTTCTATTTGCGCGAGCTTCACTGCCGCGTCGGGATTGGTTTGCAACGCTACGCTTACCGCGTCGGGCGTATTGGAAACTCCAAGTGCCGAAGCGATCAAGGCCCCTACGGTACCGCCTGCGGGACCGCCGATAAGCGTACCTAGAATGGGGGCGGCTTTGCCTACGGTGCTCGCAATGTCTTTCCAGTCCATACTAAAACCCTTTGATAAACCAACTGACTTCGGCGGACCGGCGCGTAACCAGTCCGGGCATGATCTTGTTGTTGCCGTAAACCCACCGGCCAAACTGCGTGCACGCGCCTTCGTAATCGCCCGCATTCAATCGGCGTAGCAAGGTAGAGTTAGCGAAGTTACTCACGCCCACGTTAAACGTAAAATCAACCAGTGCATCAAATTGGAACTGGTCGAGCGGGACTTTAACGTACCGGTTAACTGCGTTCTCGGCTTCCAGTAAATCTTCAAGAAGCCAGTAGATAGCGCGCTCAGTAGTGCACACGTCGCCCTTGTTAACCCCTTTCGTATGCCCGTACCCGATAGTCCACGGCGCCGCTTTAGTAGCAGGATCGGGATACGCTTGAAGCTTTAACCCTTCGCTTACCTGGGTAAGTTGCTTGCGACCTTCCTCGCTCATTCTCATGCCTTGTCTTCCTTTCTGCGAAGTTGGGTGTATACATCGTCAGAGAGGATGCGTATGCGTTCCTCGAATTTGTTGGCTATGTTGTCGATGCGAGCGTCGATCTTATCGCCCAGGTTTTCGAATTTTGAATCTACTTTATCGCCCAATGAATCCAGCTTACCGAACATGGTGGTATTTATCTTTTCCAAGGTAGCCTCGATTTTAAGTAATTCACCTTTATTAACGAAGGTATTCGCCATGTGCAAGCTAAGGGTGTTGAAATCATCCCGGAGCATTTCGTGCTTAGCTTTCACTTGGCGCACTTCGTCGTGAGCCCCTTTAAGGAAGTAACCAAGGAGGCCGATTAGCGGAACCAGTACATAATTTAGCAGCGTAGATATATCCATTATTTTTACCCGTTAGTTATCCTGGATGCAGGCGCCGTATACCGTAGCGGTTTCCGCCCCGGAGGTGACGTTGCCAAATTGGATCTTGTACAATCGGGCCCTACCCCCCGCGCATGTTGTAGTCCCTCCAAGCGTAATGCCGGACCCCGCTAACATGGTTAGCGTGAAAGCAGTTAAATTGCGAATAAGTAGATCATAAGATGTGCCGGGTTCAGCCCCGCCCACTAGGGCTACCAAGGCTGCGGCAGTAGGTGTCGTGTCGCTAAAATTTCCGCCAGGGCCACTGCGTTCAATCACAGACGATGCGAATTGCGCGGCGGTATATGTTGCTGCGCCCGCCGTAGTGTTCGCGTTGAATACCTGCTTGGCCCTTAAAATTCCCGATAGGGTGCATACGTTCTGCGAGTTTCCGATCTTGGTAGTGTTAGCAACCTTGTTACTGGTATTCGCGCCCACGGATATGGCGTTATCCTGTGGCGTACCGTCCACCCCGATAGAAGCGTTATACCCAACCACCACGCCAGAGTTACCGTAAATCTTTGACTCAGACCCCAACGTAGTCCCGAAGGCATAACTGTACGTAATCGCAACGTTATTGTTGAGATAACCCGCCAGCGCACCCAGAAAAACATTGCTATTTCCAACACAGTTTTGCGCAGACTGAGAGCCAATAGAGGTGTTGTTATTGTTGTTCCTTGCTGAATAAAGCGCCTGAAATCCTGCCGCAAAGTTATCATTACCGGCGGTGTTCTGGAATTGGGCATGAAATCCAACGGAGGTATTTCTAACCCCTGTGGTATTCAAAACGCCTGCTTTGTACCCAAGACAGGTAAGTGCATACCCTATGGTGTTGTACTTTCCTGCGCTGTAACCAAAGAAACAGTTGCGGTCAGTGTTCGTATATTTACCCGCAAATGCCCCCACAGCCGTATTTTCAAACGATGACACGACGCTTGAGAGTGCACGAGGCCCCACTGCCACCGTCCACGAAACGGCATTGCCGGCCATCGCCAGGGTTTGCTTGTCACCTATAGCGATGTTCCCGGCATTGTACCGACCAAACTTAAGCCCTTGCGGGTTTCTAAACGTCTGGTCATCCGTGGGACAGCTGTAATAGGCATAAGGGAAATCCGTCGCCACTTCAATCAGCGAGATAGAATCGATAGATCCCGCCCAGTTGATATCGGTTAGCGCACGGAAAACAGCAGTAGTCGCACCTTGGTTGAGGTAGTTAAACACGTAAGTCCCAGTGCCGGGGTCAAACGTGTAGTAGCCGGTATCATCCAGCAACGTAACGCCGCCGATCTGGAAGTCTACAGTACCACCGGTTGTCGTCGTTAAGACAACAGTAAGCTGGTAGTTGACATACGGCTTAAGCGTAATGCTTTGGCTTGCTTCGCCGATAGTCGCGGCCGCATGGGTGATCGTATTGGCGGAGTAGGTGAAATTGGTTAGCGTCCAACTGGCAGCGGATCCCGTAAAACCGGAGTTCAGGAGTTTTTCATTCGAACCGATAGTCGCATTATCGTACGCACCAAACGCCCCTAAAGCCGGTGAAAGCTGGCCGTATTGGTAGATCTGTTTATAGGCTATGCCAAAGTTTGCGTAGTTCTTTAGTAGGTTTATTTGCGCGGTTGAATCGACCAGGCCTGTAGTATCCGCACCCCCATTCTGCGGAGTGATCAGCGTATACCCTATGCGCAACCACAAGACCCCCGCAGTTCCTGACGCAAATATGTTTAGGTTATCTATTACAAGGGCGCCCTGAGACACCCCCCTGAAACTGCCCCCACCCAGCACACCATTCGTGTAGCCCGCCACGTTGACCACTTGGTCTATCGCGGCAGTAGCGACATTCAAGGCCGCAATAGTGAGCAGTGTCACCGTAGCGTTAGCGGGTATAGCGGTGGTGGGCGTGTAGTTTATTAACGTTTGCCCCGACGCGTCCCATCCTAATAGCGTATTCTTTACGGGGAAGGGTAGTACGGTACTGGTTCCCGTAGGTGCAGAAACAGGGATGCGTAACGCGCTGTTAACACTGGTTTGTAATTGCTGTATTTGGATAGTTGCGCGATCCAGCGAATCGTTAACTGTCTGCGGGTAGAAATTGCCAGCGTTGGTTAGGTCTGACGGTTGGGTGTTCGCAATGCTTGACGTAAGAGTCAAGGCGTAGTTGGACGCAGGAGCTACGATCATGGTGACCGAACCCCCGGGGGATGCGTTTTGATTGGCGTTTAGCGAAACCGTATAATCAGTATTTAACACTAAAGTACTGGTAGTACCCAAAGAAGTGTTAGTTAGCAGCACTTGCATATCTGACGCGAGGAAAACTTTAAAGCTGAAAGGGTAAATAAACTGCGACCCCGTCCCAGTGAAAGGGCCGGCCACGCGCGTAGTAGAATTAATAGTCATCGGGTATCTACTCCAAAAATTTACGCAAGTATCTACCCGATACTATTTTTAGCTGTATACCCTACTTGTGCTCCTTATGCCCTAGCGCGGCGTCGTGGATAAATTCCCACGTACTGTGAGGGTGAATCTTACCGGCGTTTACGTCTGCGATATATTGCGCCGTTTTACCCAACTGGCCGAGACCAGGGATGTGTAAACCCATTCCTACCGCGTCCGCAATGTCCGCGATAGGACGGTTAGGCTCGTCCCCTTTAGCGATCTTCACGACGTCTTTCGCTGCGTTCACCATAGTAGACACCCACGATTCGGCGCCTACAACCCCCGCTTTATTAAAGCCGTTAGCCATCTGCGCCGCTTCCCTAACCATGGGAAGAGAACCCGCTACCTCTCCCAGAACGGCCTTCGCAATCCACATAGCCAAACTTTCGTCCGAGTCATCCGCAGTGCCGTGGGTAAGATAATGCGCCCAGAAGGCAGGTACTATGATAGCCATGAATGTGCGCGCAAGCACGACGGGGTTACCCATCCCCGGCGTACGAATTTTACTAACGCTATCCGCCATCTGCCCGTAGCTGTTATTCATGAAACCGTACAAAATAGTAAACATTTTAACAGCTTCACTGGGTGCCGTCATGATATTGGAGCGTGCCGATTCAATGTTGCTGCCGTGTGCTTCGCGCACAGTCTTGCTGCCGTATTCCACCGCTTGCGCTTCGGTCATAGGTTTGCCTGTACCGCCCTGATTCTTGGGTATGCCGACGGTGATGGCGCGGTCGTAGGCCGCCCACGCGGTAGGCACCGCCGTCACCATATCCGCCCACGCGACTGCGCTATGCCCGAAGCGCTCCGCACGACTCTGTAAGCTTTCAGACTCAAACAATGAACTGGCTGTCGCGCGGTAATCCCTATCCTGTTGAAGCAAGCGGGCCCGTATTTCCGGGAACTTTTCAATAGCGCCCTGGATCTGGCTACGGTAATCATGCGTCATGGACGCCATACGTGACGCCAAGAATTTCTCACCCCCGCCCACAAAGTACCCCATTGTTTTAATACCCGCGCTGCCGCCGTGTTTTGCCACGGTGCTAATGCGCAACGCAATAGCAGTCATAACCAGTCCGGTACGGGTGTACTGTAAGAAGCGCCCGAACGCCCCGACGTTACGGTCGGTGTTTTCAGCGTTCGCGATACGGCCTATCCAGTCCTGCAGTGCACGGTAATCTTCACGCCCGTAGGTTTTTAAAAATTGCTTTCTAAAATCCGATTGCTCAATAACCTTGTTGGCATTGATCAACGCTTCACGATAAGCAAGATCATGGATAGACTCGTGCATCGCCCTTTCAATGGTGTGGAAATTTAAATCGATGGCGTCGGTGTAACTGTCGTTACGGGATTTCATCGCGCCGTTAGTGGTTGAGTTACGGCTAAAGTAATCCCGCCCGAACAGGCCGTCGTTAGGGTTGATCGCCATACCCTGCGCGTCTTTCTCGCCACGGCGGGAGCGCAAGGCGTCGTATTTAATCGTAGCGTATCCGCCACGCATGTCGCCAAAACGCGTTTTAAAGGGGCGCGGTTCGATCTTGTCGGGTGCGGTTTGGCCCAGGCGGCGGTACATTGCTACCTGTTCCGGCCAGTGCTTTTCATAAAGATCCCAAATAGTTTGTACGGCGTTCCAATCTTTTGCCGTCATGTTTTCATCTAAAAATTTCCAGACGTCTACCGGATTCCATTTGTAGCCTTTGGTCAATTTATCAAAGTTGGATTCGTTGCCGACGTGCACCGCCAACCCTATCATTTTGCCGCGTGATAATTTGAAGGGCACGGGCTCGCCTGATTCTTTGCTGGCAATATCGTCAAGCAACGTTTTGTTGTCGATCATTTCCGTTAAACCTTTCTGCCAGTCACGGCCAAGCTCCACCACCTTTGCACGGAAATCGTCAGACAAACCTTTCAGCATATCGACCTTGCGGTAGTTGGCTTGCATTACAGGTTCGAACAGTGCTTGCCCGAAAGGCCCCATAATTTCGTGGCGGTCATAGGCATTGCGCTTGAATTCCTGCCCCATTAGTTGCGCGTTAAAAGCGCGCATCCAGCTATTGAATTTATCCAAGCCTTGGCGCCATTCGCTAATACCGCGATCTTCGGGGCGGCTGTAGATTTCTTCGGTGGTGAAGTTGTCGCCGCGCTCTTTCATGCGGGGCACAAGTTCGTTGTTTACGTAATCGGCCAGTGCAAATTTTTCACCGTTAACGGTAAGGGTTTCGCGTTCACGCCCCAAGTGTTCCATCGACTTAATCGTGTCGATGAGCCCCCGGAATTCTTCTACGGACATATCGCGGTAAGGTTTACGGTTGCGGGTGTCGAGCATCGCCTCGGTAACACTGGGTTGCCAGCCAGCCGCCATTTGCGACTCGATCCACTTTTCAAGGTTCACTTGTTGGCGAGTAGGGTCGGTGTTGGGGTTAGCGCGTAAATCGAAACGCGCAAGTAGGTCGTCGATCTGGTCGCGGATATCCACGTCGATCTTAGCGCGTATGGTGTCCTTGCCGAATTTTTTAAGATACGTCAAACCGCTTTTCACATCCTGAACCGCTTCGGTGGATGCTTTGAATAACCGGTTATTCAACAGCGCTGCGCGTTGGGCCTGGGCCGCTGCGGCGGGATCTTTGGGGGCAAGCTTCAACAGTTCTTTGTTTGCGCGGGATTCCGCTGCGCTGTAAATCGCTGGCCGTAAATCTTTAATCACTTTGCTGGCGATAGTGGTTTCGGCTGCTTCTTTGGCCGCCTTTTGAATTTTGCTAACGGGTACGGGCGATTTAGTAAGGATCTTTAAACCCGTCGCCATTTGCTTCGCGCGGGCTTCGTTCGCGATAGCGGCCTCGGCGGCGCGTTGTAAACTGGTCGCGTCCACGAATTCGCCATGGCGTTCGAGCATGCTCTGCTCAACCATGCCGTTGATTTTTTCCTTCACGTTCTCGTTACGGATGGCTTCGGTAAGCGCCTTGCCGTTTGCGAAACCGTATTGTTCGGCGATCAAATCGACTTCTAAACCAGTGGAGTTTGTCTTGAAGCCTGCGGCTTTAATCGCTTCGGCGCCCTGGTTCACGGGTTCCGCCATAACTTGTTTAGTGACTTCCTCGCGGATGGCGGTGCGCAATCCTTTAGCTTCACGTTGTAATGCTTTCATCGCTTTGCTTTGGGCATTGTTCAGCCACTTCATATCGCGCAGCGTACGGGCTTGCATATCGCTTACGGCGTCGTCAGTAGCCTTACGGCCTAACTCGGTGTAATGGGCGAGCAGTTCAGGGTTGGCGTCCTTGAAATCCGCAGGGAAGTACGCGCGGTTGCGTTCGGCTTCGGCAATAGCGTGGTCGCTGGCCAGCATACGGTCGAACACCGCTTTTATCTCAGGAGAGAATATTTCGCCCGGCGCCTGAACGCCTTCATACACCCGAACCAGCCATGCGCGGAAGCGACTGAATAAACTTTGCAACTCGGCGGTGGGCGCTTTGCCTTCCATGAGGTAGCGCTCGAACCCTTCTGCAAATTTCTCGTGGCTTTCGCGTTTCTCGTTGGTGGTACGCTTGTTCCAATTTTCCAAACGCGCTTCGGGTGAGTCGCCTTCAACCTTGAACCAGTTCAGCAACTCGTCGAAATCCTTTTTCAAACCGGGAGTAGCTTCTGTGCGTTGCACAAAATTGTTCATGCTTTCCAGCCAGTAGTGGCCGGTTTCATGCAGGTAGGTAGATAGGTCTGCGTCTTTAAGCAAACCCATGGTGTTTGTTTTGGTGTTGAAGAAACCGCGTTCGCCTTGCAACATTTCTTGGAAAAACACCGCCGTCTTACGGCCCTCTGAAATATCGCCAGTCGCACCGGTAGAGCGCGACCAATGCAAACCGACTTTATCTTCGCCACGCCAGGTACGCACACGCGCATGGACGTCCGCGATAAGCGGTGCAAGTTCGGTTAACGAAAGGGGTTTGCCGTCTTTGGTTTTGAGTGCCGTCCAGCCGTCTTGCAACTCGCCGCCTTTACCTTTGGCGGTATCCGCCCAGCCTTGTTTTACAAATTCTTTGAAGGCCGCCGAGGTGGGGCCGTTGACCGTTAGCTCGCCGTCTTTGGAAACGGTGAAGGTTAACGCGGGCTCACTGGTTGCATCGCCGCCTTTAGCGTCTTGCTCTTTACCGTAAACGTGGACTTCCAAACGCCCGTCGGGGTGGATGCTATCGCCTTCAATTATGTCGGCGCTGGTGCGGTATCCGCTGAAAGGTCCCAAGCTCTTTTTAACAACTCGTCCCGCTTCTGCCGATCCGCCAAGCTCATCGGCTGCTGCATCGGACGACTTGCGTATTCTTTTAAGAAGTGGGGATTCGTCGGTGTGACGGGTTCCCGCATCGACATTGGATAGGAATTCACTCTCATCATTTTTACCAGGTTTGGGGGCTTCTTTTTCAGAGTAGTCCAACCCGTGCAAAAACGCATCCCATTCCGCTAGACTTTTTTGGTCAAGGGAATCTTTGTTACGAGTTTGCACTTCGCCCGTTACCTTTAGCGGTAACATCTTGTGTACGTCGGTAACGTCCAGCCCTTCGCGTTCGGCCAAGCGGTCGATTAACGCGGTGCGCAACGTGGCATATTGCTTGTTGACGTCTGAAGGAAACCGACCCGCCGTTTCCAGTTCGGCAAAATGCTCGTCGTGTATTGCTTTCAATTGCGTGTTTCGCGCATCGTCTACGGGTTGCGATTCGGCCAGTGCACTGGTTAGTTCTTCGGTATGCTTCTGCATCCCTTTCAAATATTCTTCGGCTTCCGCAATCGTTTTCCCGTTCGGGTCAACTTTAAGGTGCTGGCGCAGGATGTCGTCAACAGGCCCGCCCGCGATGTGCGTTGCGTAATCCGATGTCGTGATCCTTACATCGGTGCCTGTGGTCAAGGCCTCTTGCATTTGGCGTACAACGTCAGGCATTTGCTCCGCCAATTTATCCGCCGTAATCCCGGATTGCTTAAAGGTCTCGCTTAAAATTTTAGCGTCGACGTACAGTTCGGGTGTGTGCCCATCCGCCGTCATGTTGTGTACATAATCGTTAAACGCTTGCGGATCGCGCTCACGTAACTTGGATTGCGTTGCTACTTCGCTGAGGGCTTGCAGGCCTTCCCCTGCTTGCACGGCGTCCATGGCTTGCTTGCCTTCCTGATATTGCTCGCGCATTACGCGCTCGTATTGGGGGCGCCCTTTGTGCCCCATAGCCCCGGCAAGAATGGATCCTGTCAACGCGTTGACGATCATGTCGTCTACGTTGAACGGCGTTTGCATCGTGCCTGGGTTCGTTGCGTTAGTTACTTCGCGGTTGGCCTCCCCCGTCAATACGCCGGCCGGTAAACCTGAAAGCGCACGGGTAAGCAAGTTACCTTCCAAGGAAACAGGCAACACGCCTGTAGCGGTAGTAGTGGCGTAGGAGGACAACGCGGATTTTATAGCGGCGTTAGCGTCTCCCGTTTGGTCGTAGACTTGTTGCGCGGAATTGACGGCATTTGTTACCGCCGGTAACGCCATGGTTTTGGTAGCTTGTTCGGTGCCTGCGCGTAAGGTAGTGGCTACCGCAGGTACGGCGTCCATTGTAACGCCCGCTGCGGGCGCGACTTCACCCACGCCGCCGGTGGAAATAATTTGCGAGATAGTACCGATCAAACCGCCTATACCATGAAGCGTTTTCTCGACGGTAGTGGCTTTGGGATCGAGGGCAAACGCGGGTTCGTTGGCGACGAGCGGATCCATGGAATGGCGGAACCACCAGTCGGATGCTTCGGTATGGCGTTGCCCTGTTATTTCCTCCGCCGCTTGGTCGTAGAAAGTAGGGAAGGCACCCGCGACAAGGTTTATTGCTTTCATGGCATCGTTAAACGATCCCGCGAAACCCTTCATAAGTGCCATGGGCGTGTCGGGTAACGCGTGTATGTTTTTCGATAACCAGCCTGACGTGTCGGAATCAGGCTGGCTGGCAGGATGCGCAACGGGTAGCGCCTTAACGGCTTGCTCAGTAGCGGCCAAAGGTTGCACATCGTCATGGGCTTTAGCGGCGTTGTTAGGTTCGCTGATGAACTGGGCAAGGTGCGGGTACTCATTCACCATTTTCGGAGCGTCGAGCTTCTGCACGGCCGCTTGTTGCTTAATCGCCTCGGGTTCCGCGTACACCGTTTCCACAGGTACGTTAACGAACTTCGCCAAGTGCTGGTATTGCGCTGCGGTGTCTGCGTTCTGCCCTACGTTTTGGGAAATGTTTTGGCGTATGGCACTGGTTTGATCGCCGACTACTTGCGCAGCCGCGCTATCAAACGGGTTAATGTTATCGGGCATTTAATTTTCCATTCCAGTAAGTGCGAAGTATCTGGTCGTTAGTGGGTTCGGAAACCCCCTTGTTCGCCAGGGATTGTTTTACAAGGTCTAACTGTTCGCTTGGGATGTCGCTGATAGTCATCGCCATAAGTGGCATTTGTTTCGCGCCCCCCACATTCATGCCAAGGAAGGTGTTACGGAACTCCAAATTTTTGGCGAAGGTGCCGTCTACAAATTTGGTAACTTCCTCCGGCGATAGCTTACGGCCTAGTTGCTGCTGCTCTTTGTAGATAGCGTCGGTTAAGAATTTTTGCACCGAACCTACTTGCTGCTTATCGTCATCGTGCTTGGGCTTGGGATCTATTCCCAATGAAACCAGTCGGTTATTAAGCGTGTCGTTAAGCGCTTTCGTGTTGAGCGATTCTGCACCCTGATTGGTTTTACCCGATAGGTAATCTTCTCGCACACCGGCCAGTTGCTTTTGTGTGGCTTCGTTGAAGTTAGCCATGACGAAACGCTGGAATGTAGAGTCGGGCATTTGCGCGAGTTCTTCGGGGTGCGCGATGGCCATGTGGTACGCGACCATGTTGTCGGCTTGCGGCGGGTTGGCTAAGTGTTTAGCAAACGTCTGTACGTCCTCGTACTTGTCGGGGGCGTTCGCGGTGATAGTGTTCTTCAAATCCGAAGGCATAGCGGCGAAATCGCCACCGTTTTGGATTAACCATTTCTGCGCATCCTGTACCGCGTTCTCGCCGTCCACTTTGCGCTGGTTCATTGTCTCGGCGTATTGGCGTTTCGTCTCGTTGAGCGTGAGCGTCACCAGTTCCGGGTCGGGGTTGGGGCCTAATGCTGCGACGGCTTTTTCATCGAAATCCCGTTGTGAAGGAATAGACGGGCGCCCGCCACCTGAATTAAACGCATCGGAATTCTTTTGCACGTAATCCTGTGTTTCCGTTGGCAGCTTTGATAACCAGGCCATCCCGCCTTCTTTAATCGCGGCGTCCACTTTCGAAGGACCTGCATTGTACGCCGCCCACGCTTTACGCGGATCGCCGTACTTCTTGACCATGGCGTCGAGATAATCCGCACCTACGCGCGCGAGTTCTTCGGGGCTGTCGTTCTGCGCCGGTTTGACGCCGTATCCCGGGTCTATTCCAGTGGCCGGCATAACCTGCATTGAACCTTTGGCGCTGCCTTGGCCTTCGATGTAAGGGCCTATCGCGTTCGGGTTACCACTGCTTTCAGTCATTTTAGTGATGTTGACCATGCGGTCAAAATCGGAAGGGTTTAACTGTGAACGCATTTGCGCCCCGGCCAGTTGAGATGCGCCCGCCGCCGCGCGCGCTTGCACTTGGCGATTCACTTGACCGTACACGCCGAGCAATTGACCCCCCAACTCGTCTTTGTATTTATTGAGGTAAGCCATAGCGTACATAGGATTGTCGCTGTCCAGTGCGGTTTTAATAACGTCGGCATGGATCTGCGCGGATACGTCATTCATCTTGGCTTGGGTTAAGTTCGCAGGCTCTCCGGATATCTGGCCCGCTTTCCACACGGCCGCCTTCGCGCTTTCAATCTGCGCGTTGACTTTCAGGTCGTCGTTCCACGATTGCATCGCAGTCTGACGCGATAGCGAAATGGTGCCTTGCTGGGTTTCAAGCCCAAAGGTTTTGGATTCTTGCAATACGTGGGATTGCAACTGCCCGCCGAACGCGGTAGATAGCGCTTGCGCGTTTTGGGCAAACACTTGGCGTTGGTGGTCGTTAGCCAATGTGCTGGACGCTTCATTGATAACGGTTTGTAATTTGTTAGTGTAGGAATCGTCAAGACGCATGCCCTCGTCGTTGGGCTCGATAGCTGCAGCGCCCTTCTTGGCTAGGTAACCAGCTTCGGGATCGTACGTAAGGTGTTGTTGCGCGGCACGTACCTGGTTGAGGGCGGCGTCCACCCGAACCTGGTTAGCCATCATGGCTTCGCGCGTGGCGTATTCTGCTGTTTGGGCGCCAAGATTAGACACGGATCTACCGACATCGGCGAGTATGTCTGCGTTCGGGTTGGTGAGGTTCACGCCGTTGGTTCGTACCCCCGGCAATCCTGAGGCTTGTACCTGGGTCGTTTGCAGTACGGGAGTAGTCATATGTTACCTGTTAAGCGAAAAGGCTTTTCATCCATTGGCCCGACGTGGTGCCGCCGGTTGAGCTTGCGTAGCTGTTCCATGAACTGTTGGCCTGCACTGCACTGCCAAGCAAGGATGAAAACGCCGCGTTACCGGGGCTGATAGCGTTTGAATTTTCTCGTAAGTGGCTTGCGTTTTCAGTAGCGTTATCGCGTTGCACTTTGAAACCCCACGCAGCGCGCAAGGCGTTATCCTGGATAGTGTTAGCGTCTATTTTAGAAATGAGTTTGGTTGACGCGAGGATGTCGTTTGCGGAACCTTGGCCGAGATCTACGCCACTGGCCGCTAAATTAGCGCGTTCCGTTCCATATAATGCGGACGTTTGCAGATCGTGCTGGAAGACTTGTTGCTGGCCGTCAAGCTCGGTAACCGTCGCTTGATCTTGTGCAATGATGGCGTTGTTAGCCTCTACCTGCGCTTGGTAGTTAAGGTTCTTTTTCTCAGTATTAGCTTTATTGTAAGAACTGAGCGCGCTCGCCCCCGCCCCTACAACTGCTATAACACCTGAAACCGCCATACGAACCCCATAAGCTAACGTAAATACGCTAAGAGTATCGGGATTCGCACGGCGTGGTTGTATACCTACTCTGTGGTGATGTCTAGCGCAATCGAGGATATTGTCATGGGTAACGGGTCCGTTTGCTGAATGCACACCGAGCCATCGTACTGCCATGCGGCGGTTATCTTCAAAGGTTTTACACCGCTAAACAACGCGGGAGCAAACCCCGGTAGATCCGTATTAGCGCGCTCCGTGAAGTAGGTAAGGTTAACATCGCTGAAATCGGGGCCCACATAGATACCGCCGGTGTTAAATACCCGCAGCCATATCTCATTGATGTTCTTTTCCAGTGATTGACCCGCACTGCCGTCACGTGAAGGTAAGGCTACCGGCAGCGTTTTAACCTGCGCCACGATGGGTAAACCTACCACTACTTTAGTCGCGGGGTAGGGCAACGTTATCGTGCCCGTGTTGCTAACTACTTGAGGCGGTACAGGAGCTCCGTCCGCCAGGATGTTAACCGTTTGGCCGATCAACCAGGTCAAGCCGGTTACTGTGGACACGAACTGCGTAGGGGTTACCGCTACGGAGCCAATTTCCTGCCCCACTACGACGGCGGTTAAGGTGAGCGTGTTGGTATCGGGGGTAGTGATTACGGTGTACGTACCGTTCAGCGCAGTGTTGCTAAACGAAAAATATGCAACGTCGCCGGGAGCTTTACCGTGGCGCAGTACGCTTAGCGTAAGCGTAGATGCCGCCCGCACGTAGGTTCCGGGTAGGAAATTAGTAGCTCCGCTGTCCACGAAAAATGCATCGCTTGCTACCAAAAATTGCCGGGTGTGCACTCTCTCTATGTAACGTTTAGTAACACCGCCAATAAGCCGACGCACAACCACGTATAGCATGTCCTCCGGCGCCAAGGTTCCGGCGGGGGTTTCTGTTATCGCGCAAATAGTTTCAACGAAACCGCCGAAGTCATGATGGTGCCACGCAGCGACTTGTTGTTCCGGTACGTACGTCATGCCTAGTAAAGTGCCGTTACTGGACGCAGCCCACAACACAGGGTAGGGCGCGCGGGTGAACGCCATGTCGGTAATCTGTTGGTAGTCGAATAGGTGAGGTGCAAGAATGCTAATATCCTGAGCCTGGTAGGATTGCGCGTTCCAATCGTATGACATCTCGCGAATGCGCCCCCCGCGTGCCTGACTGAACAGCACAGAGTTGCCAATCACGGCTGGCGTTACGTTATTCGCGCCGATGTATGATTGCGGTTTCACATCAAGATTTGCGGCCCATACCGCACTGCCGTCCGTGGAACCCAAGCGCCACTCGCACGAGGCGGTAAGTAACAGTAAGTTTGCCACTGGAACCAGGTGACGAATACCGGAGGCTTCGCGCGCGGCAATACGGAACGCTACCCGGTTTTGCGCCGTTACAGGAATGGTGTACGTGAGGTTGGACTCGGTACCGCTCATCGTCATCCACACGTTTTGCGGGTTGTTTGTTGAGCCCGCGAATACCCGACGTTGCTGGAAATACGAAACCGCGCCGGGGTAGTTGCCCGGTGCGTCGTTAAAACCAGTGTCCATATTGGGGGGCGTGGTACCCACATCGGGCGTGATGTTGTCGTCTATGAAACTGGTAGCGGTAGGCGCGGCTTGTCCAATATAGGCTAGCAATCCATTCATCAATTTGTAGACGTTGAAACGGATCGCGCTAGCCCCTACCGGTAGCGTCCAGCTTATCGTGTTGTAGTTGCCCGTAAGCGTGAGATCGTTGTTTATCGACGTGGAAATATTCGAAGCGATAGACTCTTGGAAATCCCCCGTGTTTACAGTGGTCACGGCGTACCGATGCCCGATAGGGTTCCCTACGGTGGGTGCCGTAGCGACAGCGGATACTGCTGTCGGACAGTAGGTGGGTATGGCAAACACTGGATTTGTAAACGTCCAGGTTACCGCACCTAACCGACGTAATTCTGCGATAGGATACTTAGGATGTACCATAGTAAGTACGTCTGCAGACTGGACATAATGAATATCCATAAGATCCGCTTGCGCGTAAGTGTTGGTAATTTCATACGGCACGCCCGCATTAAGTAGCGTCGCTGCCTGCGTGTGAAAGCGAAAATATCCGGCTCCTACTTCGATGACCATTGTCTGGTCAATGGAATATGTGAAAGGGATCAAGCGAATGGCGTTGCCTGTTTTTACCTGGTTTACGTATTCTGTGCCCGCCCGGTTTATTACGGGCCCGTGAGGTAGCGTTAAACAGTTGCGGCATAACGCTAGCCCGCTTTGATTTTTGGCAAGGTCTACCCTGCCGTACATCTCGGGGGTTAGTTCACCCCCGGCGAACGAATGGTCGAAAGTAACCGTACCCATTAGCGACGCCCCTGTATCCAGCTAGTTTGCCCTTGCGGGTGATCCATTTTGCCGTTCGCGTCCAATTCTTTCGCCTTACCTAACCAGTACATATATTGCTGCATCCACGCGAGGGTAGCGGCCCGGCCTTCTTTACCCTTAATGATAGGGCCTGCCAGCTTAGCGGCCAGCAAACACGATAAAGCCTCGGTGAAGATGGGGCTGAATTTAGTAGGGTCTGTCACGCGCACCTTGTAGCGCAGTACGGCGTTGGCCTGGTTAGTATAGATAACGAGACTACCGTCCGTGCCAAGTTCGGAAACGAAGCGCTGCGGGGTGTAGTAACCCACACCCCCGAAGCTTGAGGTGTCCGAACCGTAACCCCCGTTCGAGAAACCCGCGACCCCGGTAACCGTATCGTTAAGGGCAGACGGGTCCAGAATGGCGATAATGTCGATTGCATCGTTAGGTATGGCATAGGCGAACAGCCAGGTGGATGGGGGTGTTTGGGTTAACAGCGAAAGCGCGACACGTTTAGTGGCAAAATCCCAATCGTGCTCTGCAAGGATAGAATCGCGCGCCATGGGGTAAAACCGTGCGCAATTCGCCGCCTGTACGCTACCGCTTGGCGGGTACATGGACACCACCGTAGCGGTGTCGCCTAGGTAGGATAAAGCGGTGTTAGCGATATCTACGTCACTGGACATAGTCAAACCCTCTATGTGAAAAAGGCGAGGATAGTCCCCGCCTTTTTAGTACGCATTTGCAAAAGCGGATTACACTAAATCGTTGTGTTCGCCTTTCAAATCTTCGGCCGCACGTTCTGCTTCTTCCGCAGCGGCGTCCGCTTCAATGACCTTTTGAGCCAGCGCAACTTGCCCTGGTTTGTCCTGTGCTTGCTTAACCAGTTTTGCGTGATGTGCGCGTAGACTTTTCGCTTTAGCGTCGGCTTGCTTAATCTGCGCTTGGCGTGCTGCTTCAAACGCTTGGGTACTGTCGTCGGTAATTTCTTCCATGCCCTCGGCGGGATGGCCTGTCAATTTACCTACATAATCGAATTCATCGCCGGGCTTATACATACGGCTATTATGGTAAAGCTGGGTTAAGGCCCGTACACGAATCGGTTTAATTTCTTCTGACATGATATTGCTCTCGTGAAAAAGGCCCGTCCGAAGACGGGCAAAGCCCTAACTGTTAAGCAACAACAAAACCGCTGTTAAACAACGTGTTGTTACCCAAATCCTGCAAGCTCTTAACCACTTCGGCGAAGAATTGACCGGTAGCATTGGTTAGTACCGCGGTACCAATTACAAAGCGCACTGCAATAAAGCGGCGAGCCTGGTAAGGTGCTGCACGATCCCAATGCAACGGGATCATTTTACCGGCGGTTAATAGCGTGTACGCGTACGCATCGGTTTGCACGATAACGTTCACGTTGGTTGAGATGGCCGCGTCATCCGCCTCGACCAGTTGGAACTGCACAGTAGCAGCGCCCGCCGATGTAAGCGATTGAAGTATCTCGATCATTATCTCTAATGGTTCGCCTTGGCCGATATCACGCGCGGTGTTACCCACGCCCACACCTGCGGTGTCTAAAACGTTGGTAGATACCGTGTTACCGGTAGCCGTAATCAACTGTCCGGCGGTAGGGTTTACCGAACCGGAAAAGCGTAAAAGTGCGTCATCAATCATAATAATGATTCCTTAGTTAATGCGTTGACCGCTGGCGGGGATCACCGCGAGGTAGGCATTCCAGCCCGCCGCGCTTTGAACCACCGGCCAGGGTTCTGACCAAACTACAAATTGAGAACCCATAACCGTACCTATTAGGCGATTTGCGTTTCAGTGTTAAGCAACTGGTCTACGCGGCGAAGTGGAACACCTTCGAAGCTCAACCAAGAAGCTGGCGTGCCGAACTGGTTCAAGCCTTTTTCTACCGTCACCGCAGCATTTGATTTATTCAATGCTTGCAAACGCAAGAAAGAATAAATAGTGCGGTTCATGTAGAACACTGGCTTACACGCGGTAAGGTTGGGGATACGGTCAAGCGCGCGTGACATTAACGAAATCAAATCTGGCGGTGAACTATTGGTGGTCAACGCTGTGATTGATACGTTTGCGATGCGCACAACGAAACGCCAGTCTTTAACCACCAGGCCGTTCTTCCATTGGTAGTGCGTTTGGAATACTTGGTAAGGGTTACCGTTCGCGTCGTTCACGGTAAAAGGTTCTGACAATGCGTTTTGAATCAAGCCTGCTTTCGAACCTTTAGGGAACGGACAGAATACGGTGTTAGCGCCCCAACCCACCAACCAAATACTGGTGTTGGTTGCGCCTGCGGTACCGGTAGCGTTGAGAATGTTCTGTGCGTTGTTCGCACCGGAGATAGCACCGTAACGTGTAGCCAGGCCAAGGTACTGACGTGGATCTGTTTGCGGGTTACCGTAGAACATTGTCTGCGCTTGGGTTTGGTTCATCGCTTCAAGGAACGCCATGTCTTCTGACATGCGGAACTCAGCGGTGTTACCGTTCAATAAAGCCAGGTCCACGTCGATACGGCTGTACGCTTCCAACATGCCGCAAGATTCATCTACCTGTGCGGTAGTGGATTTGCTGGATGGCACGCCCTGGTTCAACGAACGCCAGTACACAGCCGGTAAACCGGTGCGGATCGTAACGCGGTGGCCGGTAGGAAGGTTGCCTTCCACGAACAACGCATCTTCTAAAATTTCATTAGACTGAGACAAGAGTTCCGCGACAATGGGTACTTTGCCGTCCGGGTCTAGTCGTTTTGCCCAATCGGCGAGCGTTAACGCGCCTGTGCTCAATACTGCCATTGTTTAGCCCTCGTTACTAATTCATGTCTGGATACAGTTTTTTCGCTGTCGGTGTCGCGTCGTTTGACTGTGCCAAACCACCCGTTACAAACGTGCTAGAACTGATCTGTTTTCCTGCCTTGTAAAACGCCCTGATTATTTCAGGGTGATTAGCCAAGCCGGTTTGGTCGAGCAATGTTTTAAGCTCGGGAGTACCAAAAGTGGTGAGTGCTTTGTTCGCTACAGCCAGGTTCTCGGCAAGCTTATCGCCCCCGAATTCCTTATCGCTTCTCGCGGCTTCCGCCCACTCGTTTTGCATCCGCACCGCTTCGGCCTGTTGGGCTTTCTGTATGGCGGGTGCTACTTTACTCAATAGTGTCTGCGCAGCTTCCTGGCTTAAATCCAGTTCGCGTGCCGTCGCTTCGAACTCGCCTAACACGTCGGAATTGAATTGCTGACCTTCTGGTGCAGCGAACTCATACTTCTCGGGTGCCTTGGGTGCATCAACCTTAACGGGATCTGCGATAGCGTCGTTCTTTACGTCGGCTACAGGTTCAGCAGGTGCGGGCGTGCCCGGTTCTACTGGCGCTGCGGTTTGCGTTTCTACTACGGGTGTTGCTGGTGCATCTGTGGTAGCTGGCTGGGCGGCTAATTGATCAGTCATTGCGCTGATTCCTCTATCATTTCGGCGTACCGAGTGGGGCAGTGTGTCGTGATGGTTGCCAGGATCTTCAAACCCATGTTGCGTTTACCTTCGTTGAACGCGGTTTGCATGGCGTCCATTCCGGGTATGTATGAAGTTCGAAAGACTCCGGCATCACTTAGTATCTGGTGAACGATACGACGGCCCCGCTTATTGCTCATTAGCCATTTAAGGTCTTCAACTTCGCGATGCTGTTCAAGCTTCGCGGTGTCGTTGTGCTCATCGGTCTGGGCACTAAGCAGGCTGTCATAAGGATCTGTTGTCATACGTACGCAATATAGCCAGTGGCTTTTGCGCGTTGTATACCTTTACTCGTAAAGCGCTAAGGGTGCGCGGGCTGCGGCACCTGTGACTTCCATATCCGTAAGCTGCAAGCACAGGCAAACATCAATGCCGCCCTCGTCGCCGTCACTTGACACGCGCTGTTCAACGCTTTGCACGATAGCGATTGCGGTAATACCGACCTTGGCCCCGGCGGCGGGTGGGTTAGCTTTCAACCCTAGCGCTTCCACTTGTTCCTCGGTCAGTCGTATCTGCGTGCCGTACCCGTAGGAGGAATCGGTACACGGGCTGCACCCGTCGTCTTTCGTTTTCAAGCTGGACATTGTCATAGCGTTGCTCCTTATGCTGGATACCAGCTTAGCGTTGCGTGGTGGTAAATCATCTTCACAGGTACGTTAGCGGTAAACGCTGCGGGGGCCCCTACAAACGAGCCTCCGGTACTTGCCCACGTGACCGTAGCAACGGTCGCGCTTGGCACAATCTCGATCACTGAACCGTCAATAGCGACGCCCGCAGCCCCGGTAACCGTTGGTAAGGTAATGGTTAAGTTGGCCGCACTGGTAGTTAAATATACGTAACTGGTATTGGCCGGATAAGTATAAGTAACCGTCGCTCCGTTATTGGGGAAGGCTTTACCAGTAAGGGCCATGCCGCTCGCGAAACTGAATAAACCGTTTGAACCTGTGATTTTTGCGGACCACGAGCCTATCGCTTTGGCAAAACTGTTCACGTAAAATCGTATCGAGTTGCTGACGCCGGTTGAATCCGTGGCGATTACCATATCGCCTGATTTACCGGAGGCCGCCGTGGCGGACATAAACAAATAGCCTTCATTCGGTCCGGTTACGCTATACGCGGCTTGCGAGAAGTTGGACGACGTAACACCCATGTCCATCCAGCCACTGGCATCGGTACCGTTATCGGGGTACACAATGAAATCCGCAGAGGCATTTACGCCCGAGGATTTGTTCCAAACGTAATCTTGGATGTAATTGTTAGCACTGGCTACAGCACCGTAGAGCGGATTTGTTAAACCGGATAGGAACGAACCGTCTGCGCTAATCAACGCGCCGTTAACCGTTACTACCGGTATCATGTATTCTTTGTTGTCGGCGCCTAAAAGCCCGGTTAGCGCTCCGGTGATGGAATCGTGTAACGCGGCTACTTGCTGTATTTTGTACATAGTATCGTCCTGTTTAGCGCGTACGGCGTGCGCGGATAGTTCCATAGGCCGTGATGCTGCCTATCGTAAAAGTCGCTTGGGAAACCATGTATATCGTGGTCGGTACCGCGATACTTACTCTTACCGTAAGCGAATTAATCGTGAAAGTGTTCGATACCGCTGACAAGGTTAACGCGAAGATAGCCAATCCATCCGAGCTTAGTCCTGAGCCACCGCCTTGTGCCGGCAATGCAGTACTAACAGTGCTCGCCCCAATACGCATGTCGCTCAAGGTTGCCAGCGTGGTGAGAAAGTTAACCTGGCAGGTTACATCCCAATCGCCGGGGGTAAGTGTAATCGACGTTACGTTAACGCCTGCACCACTGGTTAACGGAATTGCAGCCCCGGGTGCGACGGTGGACGTTATATACTCCCCCACCATACCCGGGGCCGCGTTATCGTTTGTAGACGTACCGTTTACCACGTCGTCTCCTATTCCGTTTCTCACCCTATTGGTCGTCGTCATGCGTTTATTTCCTTTGTTTTAGCTAAAAACTACAACACTACGCTTGCGGTAACCGTAGCCCCCGTACCTGAAACACTGGCCGTCACGCAACGGACAAACGCCCAAGGCGCTACGCTTGCGAAGTTATCCGTAACGGTAGTTGTTCCCGATAGCGTGACCGTACCAAACGGTGTAGCAGACCAGTTGACCCCATCGTTAGAGCCGAAAAATGTAACCGTAGCAGTTACGGCCCCGGTGCCGGACACCGTAGCTTGGTAGCACCGGTTAGGTTTACTGGTGTCGAAAATGTTACCGATGGGAAAGGTATTACCCGTGGTGTTAGTGGTAACCGCTGTTAGCAGCTGAATAGTTTGCATGGTGATCCTATTGGCCTAAGCCTTGACTAAACATATTGATAACATCACTGGCAGCATTACCGCCGTTCGTGGACGTCTGCCCCAAATTCTTAGCAGTTTGTGAAGCGATATTGTTTTGTTGCTGTGCTTGCGCAGCGGCTTGCGCTTGCGCACGCTGTTTACGGATCTGGTCTACCTGGTCCTGCGGTACGATCAACGTAGGATCAACGCCCAACATATCGCTGTATGTATCGGCCCACGCATCCGCGTTGAACTTATCAAGCACGTCAGATTTAAACCCGGCGATAGCACCCATAGAATTCACGAAGCGATCCACGCCGTTGGTCGCGATAGCGCGCTGCGCTTGAGCCAGCATTGAAACCAGTTCAACACTTAACTTACGCCCTTCCAGTTCGGGGGGTGCGGGCGGCAATATGTTCGCGTCTAACGCGGTATAGAACGTGATCTCGATGAGCGGGTCTAGCAGTTCATCCTGCAAGCGTTCCAGCACTGGGCCCAGCATGAGCATTTTTTCTTCATGGCGTTCTGCCACTTCGGTCGCGGTCATGCGGGTAGTTGCTGCATTGTCCTGGCTAATCATCATGAACAGGTCAACGAAGAACGCGCTGTTAATGCGCCCTCGCACATCCTGAATATCATTCAGCAGGTACGATAGATTCAGGTTAACGTCATATGCGGTCTGGATTGCTTTGCCCGATGCCGTCTGATCCACGAAGCTGACGCCGCCGGGCATACGCTCCAAGGCTCTGTTCTTCATGCTAACCGGCACTTGCAACGGCGGGTCAACTTGCAGGTCAATACACTGTGCTTTGCGGAGTTGTTCATGTTGCAGTTGTTTGATATCGCCCAAGGCTTCCTGGCCAGGTGAACTGCCGTAAATGTCACCCCCATTCACATCCCAGCGGGGCGCCACGGCTTGGAAGCGCTCGAAGCCTGCTTCGCGTAACAGTAAATTCTTTTCCCCACCTGTCTCAAAATAGACATCTTTGAACGCTTTGTTCACGTTGTCCTTCATGTTGATGTCACGGTCTGCACGGGGCTCTATGGTGTGCATCACGGGAACCCACGAATCCAACTGGCCGCGCTCGAACATGCTTCGCACGGTGTTCGAACAATTCTCCTTGCCGAACTCGCGCACGAGTTGGGATACCGTCATTTCAAACTCGCGGTAAATCGTATCCACCCGCCCCTGGAAGTTGGTCGCGATAGCGTATTCGCCAATCGTTTGGGGGTGCAGGTGAATGATGTTGCTGAAATGCGGGGCGATAATCGCCGCGCCGGTACCGAAAGCCCCAAGCTCTTTGTAGATCGTGTGCAGTCCGCGATAGGTGTTCGACTTCTGAAAGATGCTCAACAAAATGTTGGTGCAATCACTTAACCACTTCTTGACGGCGGGTTGCTTGTTCATCTCGGCGTCATTGGTTGCCAGTCTGAACCATGGACGAGCGGGACTGGTTAAACCGCCCATCAATCCTGCGGCGAGTATCTGGTTAGCGCGCGTGCCCGTTGAATCGTAGATATCGTTGTGACGTTTGTGGCCCTTGTTGCGATCCTGCAAAAAGTAACGCCCTTGACGCGGTACAATAAAACGCGAGATCTCGGCCCATTGTGGCTTCCACGTCTCGCGCTCGGTTTTGAGTTGACCCCACCGTGACAGCAGTTTCTCTTTCTCGGTTTTCTCAGTCACATTAATTCCCCAGCAACAAGGTGCGGCCTAGCGTTAACGTGGAGGGATCAACCCCGCCAGCCCCCGTTAGGAATGTTTGTGCAACACCCGGTGAGCTACCCGCTTGGCCTGCACCCGCCAAGCTGGTGCGTATGGCGTTAATGTCCGGTGCTTTGGACGCTTGCGGTAGTGGTGGCGGTGCGGGAGGTGGTGTCATCTTCTTGGATTTGTCGCCACCCATTGAGTCGCCCAGGTTGCCCGTGGAGTGGGATTTCAAACCCTTGAGCGTGTAGTCACTTGAAGATAAACCCGTGGGTTTCCAGCCTGAGCCCATTACTTAGCCCCTGTTTTGCGTGCGTCAATGATGATGTGAATGCGTGGGGCGTTGCTGCCGTTCCACACTTCATGTTCTTTACGGTGTTCGAAGGACCACAACGTGCCGGGACGCATACACACTTGCGCTATCCCATTCGCGAAACGGTTACCGTCTTCGCTGGCCAGCACAACATGGAAGCGCTCGTAGTGTTCTGCGTAGGCTCCTTCGTCGGCGTGCTTGGTGATGTGGCCAAACGGTAAGAGTTTTGCAACCATAACGCGGCCCAGCATGTAGCCTGGCAGATAGGTATTGCATACGTGCGAGATGAGTTCACGCGTCTTGGGTAAGCGGTTTACGACGGGGTAATCGTAGGCGTTGATATCGTTGAACGCAGAATCGATGTCCGGTATCGCAGGACCGCGCAGGATAATGCTCTCGGTATCGCGATGGGGCGAACCTTCGGTCTCCTGGCGTGCGGTGAACAGATTCCACAAGATGGGGAATGCGTTAAGTTCTTCGAGGCAATCGGTAACCGGTAAGCCTGTGGCGAGGCGTCTAAACATTTACAATTCCTCGCTGAAAATGATGTCTTGCACTTTGCAACCTAACTTGGGCAGCAATGCGGCCAGGGGAGTGCTTTCTTTCGCGTGCCATGTCATGAACTGGGCGCCGCGCGCTTTGGCTCTTTGTTGCGTTTCGCGTATCAACTGCAAACCAACACGGCCTTTACGATAATCGGGATGTACGTACAACATGTCGTTGTATGCGCAATTCAGGTTGGCATAGTGCAAGTGGTTACTGAGTATCGTTACCGAGTACCCGACCATCTTGTCGCCGTCGAAGGCTGCGATTGACAGTAACAAACCGCTGTTCTCGATGTCCTGAAAGCGTTCAATGTCCGGGTTGAACACCATGATTTGCTTGTTGCGGGCGATCTCGTCGTAGTGTTCACGGCCTAGATCAAGGTTCGCCTGCATGAATTCGGTGATACCGAACACTTCACGTATTGCGATGGGCATGGGCTGGTTTCTCTACATATTTTTGTAAGGATCATATGCAGTGCCCATGTGTCGTTGTATACCTTTACCCAGATTCTGGATGTAGTCAGCCTTGGGGGTGTCGATGAGTGCGAGCATGTACGCGCTCATGTAATCGGGAGACCGGCCTATGCGTTTGTACACTTCTTCGCGTGAGTCCACGTAGATGCACGACGCTTGCACCTTCCAGTTGAACGCGCAGAAATCCGCGAGTAGCTTGGAATCTGGCGGCAGACAAATGCCGGTATTGTTGGCGGGATCGAGCGCTTCGCGCATCTGCCAGAGGTACTGCGAACGCTGGTTGCTGAACCGCAACCGGCCGCTGCGGTCTGCGGCTAGTGACTTCTCACTCACGTTCACCCCGATCACGTGTTGCCGGTTGCTGTTCAGGTAATCGTACGGGCTGGCTCCTACGCCGATAATATCGATGTGGATCGGTGCACCGTCACGCATGGCGGACATGGCGAGGCCCGCAACGCTTGGCCCGTCTGGCGTCGTAGAGCCCGGGAAAACCAGGGGCTTGTCGAACCACATGCCGTGCCTGCGCGCAATAAGAGTGTTGTCTCGCCCGCCGCGCGCAACGTCCACCCCCAACGAACACATGGGTGGTTTAGGGTAGAGATCGGTCCAGCGTGCTTGCGCAGCTTCCACCCATTCCGTGGGTATAAGTTGCCACGGATCGTCCTCGACACCCGCCATAAAATCACCTTTAAGCATTTGGGAACGCAAGGGCTCAGGTAAACCCTGCAATACGCTCACGTAGTTTGTACCCATGTAAAACGGGTTATCGGTTACGCGTGCGGGAATGAACGTGCGTGACAGGGGGCGGATGATGTCCGTTTCCTCGTATAACCCCGCTACGAAGTCATACAAGCGATTCCCGTCCTCGTCGAGTACGAATGTCTCGCCGTTAGCGACCTCAACGTCCTTGCCTGCAATGGTAGCGAAATAGCGTAACTCACCTGGCTTTGCAGGGTTAGGGTGTTTCTTATCCAGCCAGGGGGCAAAGTATTGGATTACCCAGCGACCTTCTGCGGTGGTGGGCGGGTTGAACGTCATCAGTGCACGGCAACGCTGCATAGGATCGGCGGAACGCATCCAGCCCATCACGAAACGCACCGCGCTCTCACGCATGTTGGCTGCCTCATCGAAGATAAGCAGGTCACGCGCTTTACCTTGCTGCTTGGTTTCATCACCGGGATTGGGGAACGAACACAGGTCTATTTGACGAGGAACGCCATCGGGTGTGATCACCCGCCATATGCCATCTTGACTGTTGAAGCCTTTACGACCCCCAAGCAATTCGGTTATGCGGTCAATAACACCGCTGAGTTCTGTACCGTTCTCGCGATAGATAACGGTCCTTACGTGTTCAGTCAGCGATAGCCCGCACGCTAAATCGGTTTTACCCCCACCTGCGGCGCCGCCATAGCCTGTGATATCGGCTACCGCTTCCGCAGCCCACGATTGCGGGCCCGGCAAGGGTCGCCATAGTGTGGTGTCGCTGTTGAGCAGGATGTGAAGCTCGGCAAGCTCCAAGGGTGTCATGTGCTGCATTAAGGCTTGGATCTCGGCCAGTTCCATGGTCATACCAAATCGCTAATGTCTGGTTCTTCGGGTTGGCCTTCCGAGCGCTTCTTGGCTACCGCTAACAGTGCAGCGATACGCGCAGCCGCAGCGGTGGCATTCATTTGCGAATTGACTTCAACAGGCCCGCCATTCGCACCGGTTAATTCTAAACGCGATTGGTCACGGTATTTGGGGGAGTTGGCTTTAAGTACAACGGCAGCAAGCGCGTCGCTGTACTTCTTTGTGGTGGCGTAAACGACACGACCCTTGGCATCGCGCTTAACCGGGGCTAGCGCTGGCGGGTACTTCTCGTTGGTTTCCGGGTCAATCGCGTCGTAATCAATTTCGGGGACGAACTGGCCTTGGTAAACCACAGGTTCATCGTGACCGAAGATGGACCGTCGAATCACTTCACTTTCAATCGCTTCAACGGCCGAGTTCATCGCTTCTTGCCATTGGGCCGCAAACGACGAATTGCGTTGCCGGTATCTATACGCGGTGGGGGTAGAGATATCCACCGCTTCGCAGGCCTTCTTAACTTGCCCCGTTTCGGCCAGGGTGTTAAGGAAGATATTTGCGAGACGGGGATCGTCGAGAATGATGTCGTTAGTAATGTAGGCCATGGGGTGGAATATAGCGTCCTTGCTACCGGAAATGTATACCTGAAAATGCTACCGAGTTCGGTACGTGCAGATGCGTTGAATCGAGGCTTTTGTCGCATCGAAAATAACCATTAGCTTGTTGTACGAATAACCTTCCTTTTCGTGAAGCTGTCGAGCCAGTTCAACCTCTCGGTCTGTCAACTTTGCTTTGTGGTGAAATTGCCCTCGTCTTTTACTTATGACTGCGATCTGCGACATGTGAAACTCCTGTTGGATTGGAACCAGTGGAACTTGTTAAAAAATACGCGTTCATGTGAACTCGTTTTAAACTACGTGTTACGTCGGTTACGTTGCTACACGGCTACGTGTCTTATAGACTCACGTAGCGTAGCGTAGCAGTTGCACGCTGCTACATAACGCTACATGTAGCAGCGTGTAGCAGATGTAGCAAAGCAACACGTTAAAAAATACGCGTTACTCTTTACGCGCAAGTTTTACGCGTCCTTCGTACAGCACTAATAAATCCCTCGAAAGCAAAGATTCTACCGCCCGTATGACTCTCGCACGCCGTTGATCGCGTTTCGTATCGTCATAAGGAACCTGTAAAACGCACTGTTCTAACAGATCTTGCTGATTAAAACCGCTATCGTTTTCATCCCCAAATCCCGCCAATTCATGCGCCACTGAGAGTACCAACTTTTCGATATCTCCTTTAGGCCCCGTAAGCCTTTTTAACCGACTTTTAGAGGTGCCAAATTCGACAATACAACTGGTAATATCGTCGCCGTCCTCGTCCTCGCCAAGCACCACATCCAACAGCTTGAAACCGAACTGTGCACCGTCCCTGCCGTCCTTCAATTTGGTGACCTGAAACGCCCTGTCATTCTCGAACCGGGTTACTTCCGCTTCGAAATCGCAGGCAGCACGGATAGACGAATGCCCCCTGGCTCCTTTGCTGGAATCTTTACCGCTATGGTGGATGAGAAGAACCATGGCGCCGGCCGCTTTGCCAATGCGGCGAGCATTAAGGAGAGCCTTACCCATATCTTCGCCGGAGTTCTCGTTAGATCCAGCGGTGACTTGGGCGAAGGTATCCATAATGATGAGATCGTAGGGTCCGAAGCGTTTGACGTCCTCGCAAAGGCGGTTAACGCTGCCCTGGTCGCCCAGGTTGGGGATCACATCACTAATGACATCAATATTTAGCTCGTTGTGTGGGATAGCGTACTGATGGCAATACGCCTGTATACGATTATTAAAGCCATTAGACCCTTCCGCAACCACATAGAGTACTTTGGCATGGTTAACTTTGAACCCGTTCCAGTCGACACCCCGCGCGAGGGCTGCGCACATATCCCAGGCAATGAACGTCTTGCCACTGGCAGACTCGCCGTAGATGACACCCAACTCAGCGCGCGGCAGGACGCCCTTGATCAACCAGGACGTGGGCCGGATGTGTCGCACGAATTCCGCCGCGGTGCGGATACGGTAATGCCCGTTAACGGGAAGCGGAGGCGCTTCTACGATATCGAAATCGGTGGGGGCAGCGGTGCAGAAGGCTAGGTATGTTTCCGCACCGTACTCTTTTGCTTTATCAAGGAGGAAATTGGCCGTTATGGGACGGGCTTGGGATTGCCCGAAGGAATGCCAACGTTCTTCAAGGGTTTCGCTACCGGGATAGTTTGAAGCCGTTGCAGACCAGGTGTTCCAGAACTCGAAGCCATCCCCGCCCGTCTCATGATGCAGGGCCATCCCGACGTGTAGCCATTCGTCGTGTGAGATATCAGAAGGAATTGCGGCTAGGCACTCATTTACTTGTTCCTCCGTGAGCCCCTTGGGGTTGATCGTCCCGGAGAACTCACCGTCGTCACGGTGTTTGAAACGCCGCTCGATAATAGTAAGGATATCGGGTGAAGGCGGCGCTATGGTGTTCTCACAATTGAACAGGTCGCAATCCTCGGTGCGGTTGCCCGTAACCGTGACGAAGCCCTTGGTACTGAACGTTTCGAAGCCGTAGGTGTCGGTAGTAGGAGTTTTGCGATTGCCCAAGTTACCCTGGACGAACGCGCGTATGCCGGTGCCTGACGGGCTGAACTCGGAATACGTACCGGCCAGCGCCTGCGTAATCGAAGGATCTATTCCACTGGCCGTGACGCAATTATCAAAGTCAAGAGCAGTAACGTTATCCCCATCCAGCAAAGCAATACCAACACCGCTATAGCCCCCGCGCACCGCCGCGCGTATCGCCGCATCGAACGTGACCATTTGCGCGCGATCCTTTGCCGACCCTTGCACACCGAAACGCCGAACTCCGTTTGCATAATAAGGCACCTTTCTAGGTTTCTTTTCCCCTGCCAAATGCTCGAACCGCCATACCAGCCAACTGGTGAGGTGGCGTAGCGGTGCGGGCGCGGTCAGGGCGTTAAGGTGTGGGGAAACGGATTGCACAATAGGTGCTGTCATGGCTACACATCCGCGTTGAAGGTGACTGGTGTGAACAAGCGTAAGTACTTCGGGTTAACCAGGCGTGCGCGCGGGATGCCGAAATGGCTTTCTATTTCGGTCACGCGGTTAATCGATACGTAACCGCGTTTAAGCCACTGGCTGACAAGCTGCTGTGTCACACCCAGGTGTAGGGCTAACTGTTTCTGCCCGCCGGCGGCGAGGATGGCGTCTTGAACGCCCGTCGTTTGGAGTAGGGTATCTTGCATAGTAAAGCTCTCTTATGGGTAAATGTCACGTAACAGTGTAAAACGTCATTCAAGCATAAACAAGAGTTTATTGTGCGGCATACCGTCTGTCCTGTAAAAACGACCGTTCGTCGGGATTTACAAGCGTTTACTAGAGCGTTGTTGTAATTTGGGAACTGTTGGTAACGTGCAGTGGAAGGGCAAGCGCTTGCCGTGATTAGCGGCGGAAGGCTTAAAGTCCAAGTGAGAGCATTCAAGGCTTAGCGGCCCTATGGTTTCAGCAAACTTTATACCGTACCAACACCGCCCCTTCGCAAGAGGGGGCAACCAAAAACCTCCTAGTGTAGTAAAAGTTAGGCTCCCTTCTAGCGGGCCAAGGGCTTATACCGGCATGCTAGATGCCACTGCATTAGGCGGTTTTTGGTTGTGAATGCGTAGGCGATACGCTAAGTCAAAGGGGACGGTTAAAAACGTTTGGGGAAAACCCTAATTAATTTGCAGATTCGACGCTGCGGGCTTATGGAGTGCACGCCAATGCCGGGATCGCATCCGGTCACAACACCCAATAACGCTAACAAGAGGATTTGCAAACATGCGTAAGGTCGCCTAGAAATAGGCGGCAATCTTAAGACTCCTTTGTCCACGCGTTGCAGTGGGCGCCGCAACGGGCTTTAAAGAAAGGAGTTTTAAGTTTGCTAGATGCCCTTAACCAAGAGAAGAACCAGAATGTTTAATTTCATAAAAAAGCTATTCGGTAAAAAAGTAACCAAAACTCCTGCTACCGCGCGAGATAATAATCCCGTGCAGTTCCACTCCCGCCCAACACCCGTTGAAACATGGGTTTACGCAAACGCTGTTACGCGGAAACATGTAGTCCAAAAAGGAGACGTGTTCATTGTTCGTGACGAGTTGCATACTCAGCTTGGCAAAAGCTTTTTAAAACAAGAAGCTATCGCCTTAGCTAACACTCTTAATGTGCCGACTAAAGCCGAAATACTGCGCGAGCAAGAAAGAGCCGCCGAATTGCGCGTAACGCTGGAAGCAGAACGCACGCTAGATAGCCAGCGTTTTAGACCTTTACCTGTTAATAGACGCGCTAGCGGCAGTTCGGCGTTACATGATAACTACCCAAAAAATTCAAACTACGCAAACAATGCTGACAATTTTGTACTAAATACCTTAATCGTGGACGCGTTACTCACCCCACACCATTCACATTGCGATTCGAGTAGTTCATCGAGTTACGATAGTTCCTCAAGCTGCGATTCCGGTAGCAGCTCATCAAGTTCGGATTGGTAGGAGAAAGCAGAATGAAAATGTCAGACGCCGCGTTTATCTCCTTAGGTATCGCGCTAATGTTTAGCTTGGTACCTATTACGTACCACACCTTTCGACGCGACACTACAGAGCAATGCGCCCAGCGTTGGGCAGGCTCTGGTTATGAAGCCCGTACCTCGGGAGGTGCCTGTGTCGTTAAGATAAACGGTAAGGAATTCCCTGAACAGAATATTCGCGTAGAAACCAGCGCGTTCGACGTTGCGGTGGATTACGAGTAATGGCGACACCGTTGAGCAAGCGCAAACCCATCTGGCTTGCGCAACAATCAGAATTCGACCCTTTACTTAACAAAAATTACCGCCGTTCAGTACGCTATTACCGCCAATTGTTTACAGCATGGCCCGAATGGTGTGCGGAACATCCGGGCTTCAAAAAGATATACGAGGAATGTAAACGCAGACGAGCCAGGGGCGAACGGGTGGCGGTAGACCACATCGTGCCTGTGTGCAGCAAGATAGTATGCGGTTTGCACGTACCTTGGAATCTTTGCGTAATAACTGAAATTGAAAACAACCGTAAATCAAACAAGCACTGGCCGGACTGCCCTATATACAATTTAGAGCTATTCGATTTTAAGAAGCCCCACGGACAGATGAGCCTACTATGACTACAATCGCAAAACTACAATCGCTTTTAGCCCTGACCGGGGCGGAATTACAGGATTACCAAAATGCCATGCAGCACGAATACGGTGGAGGTCACCCTAAAGTGCCTAGCCTGAACGTGCTGCTTAACCAGATTGATGAGGCGCTTTCCGATACTGAGGTTTTGAACGCTACCGATCTGCAAGACCGCCTAACCGCTGCTGAAAGTGAAATTCAGGTTTTGCGTGGGAGCAATGCGCGCAGTAAAAGTGAAGAAAGTATTATCGATCTAATCCTTGGAGGCGAAACTGAATTCACGTCAATGCACATGGATTATTGGAACCACATGCATGATTCTATATTTAATCTAATGCATGAGCGCGACCAACTACGCGCACAGATTGATGCAGCTCGATCAGGCTACGTTAAGCTAACCAATAACGTTTCTTTTGCGGATAATGGAGAGGCAGCATATGTTGCTAATCAATCATTAATGGACGAATTCGATAAAGTTTTTAGTGCCGCACCAGTTCCAGAGCAGGCAAAGGCGGTTGATGACATACCAACCTTTGACCTTGATAAACTAGCTTGGGAAAATATTAAGAAAGCGGCTAGCGAAAGCAAGTGGATGCCACCCGAGTATATGGCTAATGACTGGGAGTATGATGTTTGTGAATTTCTTCGAAATGGTCATGCGCAGCCCTCCCCCAATAAGGCAGATGTGCCAAATGATACCGTAGAGGTTCTACGTGACTTATTAATTGATTATGAAAGCGTTTTTAATGATGCTTATTGCCAGCTAGAACTTGATGTGAATGACGAAACATATCTCAGAGCAAAGGCAATTGTTGATTCACTCCCACCGCTAAAGGATGAGTCAATATGACCAGTCGGGATGCGTTCACCGCGAAGACTTTTTACTAAATATAGTTGTCGCCAATCGCGGCGGCACAATCGCTAACGAATGTTTATTTTAAGGAAACCACGATGCCAAAATTAATAACGATATTCAGTAAGACCCTTTCCAAAATCCTACCGCTCGCGCAACACTACGGCGTAGAACCTGCGTACAGCGAATCGGGCTGGCAACTCAGCGTTACCGGGGAAGACATTACCCAGGGCAAAGACGGCACCTTAGCGATCACGGATACCATTAACGGCCGTACCTACGTATGCGAGGGAAGCACCTTGCGCGAAGCCCGTAGCGAGCGCATTAACGCCATGTTGTACAGTGCCGAAAAGGCCACCTTAGCGAGGACAATATGACTTACATACTCATCGGCTTAATCGTGTTGGTTATTGTACTGACCTGCATCCTGTGGGCTCTGGTAGTGGCGCTTAATGAAATCGGCAGTTTGATAGACGTCGTCACAAAAGATCGACTTAAGTAAAATTTTTTAACGTTTCACACAAGATATTACTAGCATAATGGTTTAAAATAGTTGTAACATGTCATTTCACTCAACGAGGAATTAATAATGTCATTAGAAGATGCGTTAAACGAACACACCAAAGCAATCCGCGAATTGATCGCGGCATTCGGGGGTAAAGCAGGCGGCATTTCCATTAAGGAAATCGTAGAACCTTTACCCGTGAAGGAGAAGGCGGAAACAAAAAAGTCTGTCCAGAATGCCAAGGCGGTGGAATCTACAACCACCCCCAAGCCGGACAACTCTTCTGTGGATGCCGACGTTGCCAAGTCTGCGACCGAACACCAGCCAGATGTAGCTGCAAGCACTTCACAAGAACTCAGTACGCTCCCAGCGGGTGGAACCGACCCGATTAGCTTCGGCACCGCGCGGGATCTGGTGCTTAAACTGGCTTCCGCGAACAAGCGTGACGAAGTGAAAGCCGTTAACACTAAACACGGTATCGCTAAACTGGGCTCGTTGCTATCGGACGAGAATGACTACAACACTGTAACCGACCAAGCCAAATTGGAAGCGGTATACGCTGACCTATTAGCGATTGAGGTGTAATCATGGGTACTAAACGCACCCAAGCTACGATCACCTTCACTCCGGACGAAGACGGGCCGGGCATCGCTATAACGATTCTGTACGGAACGGCCGGGGATGCTACCGAGCAATTCGACCTAACCAACCCGGCGCATATGTGTGCTGCAGAAGTTGCGCACAACTTGGAAATAGCTTACGGCGGTGAACGTATCGGGAGCCTACAGTAATGGCGCACGCATTTCTTAGCCCTAGCGGCGCTCCGGCCTGGTTGCGTTGCCTTCGCAAACCCTGGCTGGAAAAGGATCTACCCGACCAGTCTAACGACGCGGCGGACGAAGGCACCTGTGCGCATTTGCTTCGTGATACGTGTTTAACCGAAGGTACTAACGCAAAAGACTACATCGAACAAACCATCGTCATACAAGAAAAACACGCTATGTGGTGCGCCGACGAAGCCAAACATAACCCGTGGCGATACTCGCTTACCGTCAATGCCGACATGGCGTTCAACGTTCAGAAGTCTATTGATGAACTGCGCGAACTCGCTAAGGCAGGTACGTTGTACAGCGAGCAAGAGTTAGACATTAGCTTTATTACCGGCGAGGAAGGGGCTACCGGAACGTGTGACGCGATCATCGTTACCCCTACCGAGATCGTCAATGACGATCTTAAGTACGGCCACAATCCCGTTCACGCCAGTAGCGAACAACTGGTTATCTATTCGGCGGCGTCGTTACGTGAGTACGACTTGTTGGGCGAGATTGAGACGGTACGCTTGCGCGTCAGCCAGCCCCGTGCCGAGGATAGCGAAGTCGTTTACACCGTTGCAGAGTTAGATGAGAAGGTTGCGGAAATTCGCAGCATTGCTAACCGCATCTTAACAACGCCGGTTGACGAACTCCCTATCGTAGCAGGCGAGATCCAGTGTAAGTACTGTCGTGTTAAGGCAACTTGTGACGTTAATCGTCAGTACACCCTTGGCACTATTATAGAGGACTTCCAAGATCTCGAAGCGGCGCCCCTGGTATTGAAGAAAGGCGAGATTGCAATAGGCCCTTCGGAAGTTGAACGGGTTATCGCAAACGCGTACGGCGTCAAGCCTACCGCCGTCACACACGAGGGCGACAACTGGATTATCAAGAAACCCAGTCTTGCCCCGCAACTGGACGCTGCGCTTGAGCGCATCGCCGCATCGCAAGACGAGGACTTGGCCACCCTCATGGACGCCGCCGATATGATCGAGCAGACCGTTAAAGCAGTACGCGCCGAAGTAGAGCGTAGACTACTGGCCGGTACGTTCACCGATCCGCGTTACAAGTTGGTGGAAGGTAAGAAGGGGGCACGCTCGTGGCAAGACGACGCCGAAGCTGAGAAGACTATGAAGTCGATGCGGCTGAAGGTGGCCGAGATGTATGACTTGAAACTCAAGTCCGCCCCGGCGATGGAAAAGGTTTTGCGTGAAAATCCCAAGAAGT